ACAGTTTCTGGAGCTAGAGTATCCGAACTCCCACGTTTTCTGGAGATTGAAGTTCTCTCTTCAATACAGTCGAAAGACTGCTCGAATGGTCTCGTTATCATACCCGAGCTCTTTCATGATTAGGGCATAGTCCAGATGACAAAACACTCTACCGCCAGTTTCAACTCCGCACTCAGCGCATTTCATAGAAGTGCTCACCTTCAATTGGTTCGTGCGAACGAATCCTTGGCTTGTAAGACCGCTAAGACTTTTTCTCGAATTTCAAGTCTCACCCGGTTCTCAGTTATAAAGTCGAACGAATCTGAGATAACGGGGGTTACGTCTTTAACAAAAGAGAATAACTTAACGGCGTCGATAACGCGCTGAAAGTCGTCTTCTCGTATGTCGTAGGCCAGCGTCACCGTAAAACCTTTTACTCTGTCAGTCATAGAATTCCTTACTTCAGTTAGGCCACTAGCTTCCAGCCGAGATGGAAACACAATCCGATTCCTACCCATTTGGCCGCGCCAATAAGTATCTCGGCAGCCACACCATACCATCCGCCATTCAATCGAAACGCCGCTTCCTGTAGAGGATTCATAAAGTGTAGGACCTCATTCTGTTTCGGCTTCTTTGATTCGTCTAATGGCCCGCTCCAAGACACCCTTGAAACTGGACTTCAGCATGAAATACTGGTCGTCCTTTTTGTCGAATTGGTCTATCTGGTGGCACGAATCCTCAAAGCTCACCAAGATGTCTTCAACGATTTCGCTGTGTTTCTTTAATCCTGAGACTGAAGGTTTCATTCTAAATCTCCAATCGCTTTGCGTGCTTCATGAGCAACGAACTGAAAACACCCTGCTCGTGTATAGGCGTCTTCCTCCCAGTGATGGTACTTGTGAGGTTCGTCAATTTTCCTAAGCGCCTCTCGCAGCTTCTCGTTCTCATTCTTCAACTGTCTAAGCTCCATCATGGCTTTTAGTCCCGAGATACCGTCGACTACTTGGTTGCGGAGTTTCTCGTTCTCGGCCTTGAGCGACGCATTCGAGTCTACTAGCTCCGATGCACCTGGGATAGAGTGGTTGCAGTACTCACAGACGTAGGTCGTTCTCATAGAATTTGCCCTTCAACTACCTGGAGGAGTTGTAGGTTCATCCGCTCTTCCTCTTCTAATCTGCGATATGATTCGCTTGTCCTCCGGACCCGCCTCGCATGTACCGTCAGGTAGGTGGAACCTGTGACTGCAGTTGATACATAGATATTCGACGCCGAGATAGTAATCCCCAACACTCTGCTCCTCCCAGACATTTTGCGAACCGCAGTTCGGACAAAAGTAAGTAGTGGCGAGGTATTTTTTCCAAAGGTGGTGCGTTTTATACTCTAGAAGAACTTTCAAAATTGATTACTCCACTTCACTTCCGCGCCCGGATGCGCTGACCGGCTCGCCATGAAATTGTGTCTTTCGGGTCCACGTAATCCGGACTTGCTGGATTCCTGTATTCTGGAATCATCGAGCACTCATACTCCCATTGTCCTTCTGCTATCTTCGCGCAACGCTCTGTCTCGGCGGCGACGGCTTCAAGGATGGCTTGGTCAATGCGAACCTCAAGCCCCTTCAGGAGTATGTCGCCACGGTCGAACAACTTAACTAGCTGCCTTCCAACTGAAGGCGCGGATATAGTTGATGCTTGCTGAATCATTTCAGCCACGTCCTTGTCGGTGATTACGGTTCCAGCTTCCACTTTCTTCGAAAGGGTCATAGTAGGCGCGGCTTCACTCTCGACTTTTGGAGTCGGATAGCAGGTAAAACAATCGTAGCCGTGAACGCTGTGTTCGCATCGAAGAGTATTGGCTGGTTCTTTCTCGTACGGTCCACACTCATGAGTGTTCGTCCACATCGTGTTACAGAGGTTGCAATATTTTCCGCTCATATGGAGCTACTTCTCTTTCTCAAATGGCAATGTAGGTGCGTTCATTTGCATAGAAGCACTCGATTCACTCTGGAGCGCCTTCACTGATTGCTTTCCGTGCTTGAGCGCAGGCCATCAGGATTGCATCGTGAGGTGACGCGTACCATTCAGAGCTAGCGTGTCGCTCGCCCGTATTTGTTTGAGGGTCGATACCGCCGAAGAATTCAGCCTTCCATCCTTGAGGCTCAGTCTTCGTTCGGTCGACACCCTTGATTCGTCCAGCCTTGGTTCTCTTGTAGGGATACTGGACATCGCCTCCGAGCAAGCAGAAGCGCCAGCCTGGACGTTCCTTCTGGATACTGCCGACTAATTCAAGAACGTCTTTGGGCATCGGCTCGACCTTTGGTGTCTTCTTTTTATTCGTTGTCATAGAATTGCCCTCTTCATTTCTTCCTGAAGCGCAAAGCAAGAGTGTCGTCCCTATAGATCGCATGTCCTCCTGTGGTGGTGTTCATATGAAGGGACAGCTTAAATTTCGGGTTTACCGCTGTGCTCATAGAAGTTGATCCTACTCTTGCGTTCCGCTCTTAGGCGGGCTCTTGACTTGCTCATCACGGCGTTTAAACAAATCGTCACGCCAGGCCTGAGCGAGCGTTTCGAGTTCTAGGTCTTCGAACGCAGTCAGCGGATACCAGTTCGACTCGTATCCAGCGGTTTGTACTTGTATGAAGTTCGGAACTCGTGGCGTCTTGATGGTTGTTTTCATAAAGAACTTACTCCTTCACTCGTCGCCAGGACAGTCCATCTGTCCGCAAACGCATCGCCGTTTCTTACGCTGACGCCTATCGATGTAGATCCCAACCCACGAACCAATGAATCCCGCGACAAATAATTTCCAATCCATAAAGTAGATCTCCATTCTCTTTCAGCCTTCCTCTTTCTCTTCGATAGGCTCGCGCTTCATCTCGGTGATGACTCGTGCGATTAACTTCTCCAAGTACTCTTCAATCTCGTCGAGTCTCATTGCATTAGACCGCTCTCACCGCACACGGTGCATCGTCTGTCTCGTCCCCATTCGTGCTTGATACAGTTCTTCTCAAGGAGTCTTCTGCAAACATCCCAATTGACGTAGCGATACTGATTCGACCACTGACCGTGGGTCATCACCATTCGCTCAGCGCACTCCACAATTCGGACGATACTTCCGGACTTTCTGTCGTATACGATCCAAGTGGGGTGACTCATTTTCTCAACTCCAAATAGAGCCAGTACCCCACAAGCCCAGTGAGCGTAGAGAGAACGAGCATCTCTGGAGTGATGACAAAATCCAGGAGTGCGGTTTTCACGCGTTGCCTACTTTCTTCACGCTCTCACCGCCCGCTTGAATTGCGGGTTGCGGCCTGAGCAACGGGAAAACTCCCTCGACCTTCTTAGAGAGACTTGTCGTTATGTTGGAGTAAGCAATGATCATTGCTGATCTCACCTGCTCATGGAGATCTGGTTTCACGAGAGCTTGATGGATTCGGCTCAGCTCTTCACTTGCGATTTGAAATGGAATGTCACTCACTTTTATTTCCCCTTTGTCCCTTTAAAAAATGCCAACACAAAACCTGCGGCAATTACCCAGCAAGTTAGAACGACCAGTTTCGCGAGATATACACTCACGTCGGACCCCCGCGAGTAGACATCCTGATCCACGCATCTTTCATGAGCGCTTGTCTAAATGCTGGGAGCTGACTAATTTCACTCTCACCGATGAACGTGACGAGGTCGTTCCATTGGATTTGTCGCGCCTCTTTCCACGTACGCTGAAGCCCGCGATACTTGGTTCGCAGATATGCGTGCAGCATTCCGTCGTCGCGAAAGATTGAATCCCAACGGTCGGTCATGCGCCCACCTCATGGATATCCCAGCTGCCGCCCTTAGCCTTGCGCACGAGCTTGAAAACGAATGGATACTGATCAGCTGCGACCTTCAATTTCACATTGGCGTCATCCAACATGAAACCTTTTACTTCGTGCAGCTCTAGCTGCTGAGTCTTTGTGATCACGGTGAAGTCGGGTGTCAGGAATGTTTTGTCTGCGAGCTTGAGTTTCACTCCCTCAAATTTGAACCAGAGGATGTCGCCTGCTCGCAGAAGACCGTCGAGGTAGCGCGAATACGCTTCCTCTGTCTTGTTCATGACTCCGCTCTTGAGGCGCCCTAGGGCTTGAAAGTTGAAGCGTCTCATGCGGATTCCTTTTCTTTCCTTAGCTTTCTCTGAACCACGAGATAGTGACGCATCCATTCGTTCTGGCCGATGCAGTCATTTTTTCTTTCAGACTCACTAATCTTGCCCCTGATGTAGTTAGAGAGTCGGACGACCGCCCGAATTCTTCTTTGTTCCTTTGTCCTTTTCATTCGCGGGCGTCGTCTTTGGCGCTCTGGCGAACTTAGGACGGGCCGAAGGTCATCGTCAAAGTGGTTTGACTTCCCGAGGTTGCACAACCTGCAAAGCACTTGCAGATTTGACTCGGTGAGCGCCAGTTCCGGGAATCTTGAAATTGGTTTGATGTGATCGACATGAAGCTCTGCCCCCGACTCACGGGAGGCATTGCAACTCATGCATGTGTAACCAAAATTTCTAAGAACTCTGTAACGAAGCTCTACCCATTCTCTGCGCTCATAAAACGGTTTCACGCCGCCCCCTCCTTCCGAAAGCACGCTTCACACGTAGATTTAACGCAAACTTCGCCATCACTCTCCTGGACCGCTGTAAGCTTCAGAGCGCGAGATAGTTCCGGGGTTTTTTGACAATGATCACATCGAACGAGGCGACGTGTTGTTTGCTCTGTCGCTTCTGCGTATAGATGCTTCTGGATCGTCTCGATAACTAGATTTGACCTTGGGTCGAGTTGGGCGAGGTCTCGAAAAGATCGGTAGATTTCGAGCATCTTTTCTCGACGAAATTTATAGATTGCGATTGCACGTAGAGCTACGTCGCGATTGGGATCGAGCACGAACTTTTCTAGATCGTCGATGCTCTGTATCCACATGTCGGGTTGAAGCCGTGCGAAGAACTGCTCCATTCCTGGCTCATAGATACGATGCACTTCGTCCAACATTCGCGTAATATTGGGAATCATTTTACAGCCCTAATTTGTGTCGACTCGGCATAGACGCCTTCGTTGAACTTGAAGTGTATTGAGCGACCAACGTTCTTGCCCTTACGACGCATTTTCAGAATCAGAATTTCGCGATCACTCCAAGACGCATTTCCGCCGTGTATTTCCTCGCTAGGTGCCTTATTGAGCGCGAAGACATTCCATGCCTCATCGACGAGAGTTTTCGATCCCTTCAAGTCAGAGAGGGATTCTACCCGTTGGTTGTCGTTGTCAGTCTTTCTTGTGTGAACAATCAGCATGAGATGAACAGGCACTTGCTTTACGACGCGAACAAATTCACGAATGACTCGATCTTGTTCGGATCTCTCGTGCGTGGCTTCAACGATTCTGGAAAAGAATTGCAGATTATCGAGGATGGCAAATTTGATGCCGAATTTCCTATGCGCTTCAATGATCTCTGCAGCTAGCGTCGCAGGATCAATTCGATCGTCGTAAGGAGCAAACGCTATCCGTCCCGCCTTGAGCAGAGGTAGCCATTTTTTCTTTACGAGTGAGATCGTTTCCTCATCGTAACGGTCGCCGGTATTGAAATCTTTCTGAGCCACTACCGAGAGCATCGCCAACAGAAAGGCTACGGGCCCGATCTCGACAGAAGCGATGTAAGACCCAACACCCTTGGTGTTAAGTTGTGTGGCAATGTTAGCGAGAAAGGTTGTCTTGCCAGTACCCGTTCCAGAAGTAACGAGCGTGAGTTCTCCGCCGCGTAGTCCCCCTGTCATCACATTGAAAGTTGGCCAGTAGGGGAGCTGAATTCCCTCAGGGGGGTTTCGGAGTTCTTCGAGAACACGAGTTTCGAGTTTGTCGAGCGTCAGAAACTGGTTCATTGCCCACTCGCCTTCTGAAGACGAGCAAGGGCTTCCTCGTTTTGCTTTCTGATGAAATCAAACCCGGATAGGTCGTCTTGAATATTGGCTTTCGAGGTGGAGCGATCCCAATCTTTCCAGTCCTCTCGAAGGAAGGTTCCGAAGTACATCTGCTTGCGATCGTTTCGACGACAGTTAGCAATGTACGTAGGAATGGCCCTGAGAAGCGATTGCAGCTCTTCAGAGCTTAGATTGAGCTCCTCAAAGGCCTTAGAGGCGTCAGCTTTCTTTCCGACCTTCCCGTAAGCCTCCCAAGCGTTTTCAAATTTCTCAGAATACGCAGTCCGAATTCCGCCCGATTCGGCTATATTCTTTCTTCTTTCTTTCTTACCTTCTTCATAAGGTTCCGTCCGAGTTCCGTCCGAGTTCCGCTTTTGTTCCGAAGTCGTTCCGTTCAACTCATCGTCGACCTGATAATCTTTCCAGTTACAGATGGTTGCGATGCAACCGCGAGTTCCGGTTTCGTTCCTTAGGCGCCCTGAGTCGACGAGGTATTTTATCCACCTCGAAATTGTGCTCTTGGACTGCTTTCGTTTCCTCGCGAGTTCGGTAATTCCGTAGACGACGGACCCGGGCGGTAGCATTCGCTGCTCGCCCTCCCAAAGGACCTTGCTTTCTTTCCATGTGGCGGTTCTGAGGAACCATGTCCAAAGCCACCACAGCGTGTCGTGCTTCTCTAGATCCGAATCCAGAGTCGAACGCCACAGCTTGACCCAACCCTCCTCGTACCTCGCCATGAACTCCCCCGTGTCCCCGTTAATGCAGATTGATTTGAATGGCCGAACGGCCGATAATGAATGAGCAGCGCTGCAAGAGCGCGCGAGTGAAATCGGTTTAGAAAACTGGCCGAATTCTGGCCGAATTTCGTGTTCTAAACAGCCCCTAAAACCCCCAAAATCCACCAATTCAGTGTTCTGAGAGAGAGCTACAGCAATAGTGTTTTTTTGAATTATTTCTAGGTAGTTGCGTGGCGATGCCGGCAGGAGTCGAACCTGCGACCTGATGCTTAGAAGGTGTATGGTTTTTTCATTTCCACAGCCAACAGGTGTGCATTCTGTGACACTATGGCCGAATTCTGGCCGACCACCCAAAATTGTCGGACTCATTCGACTATGCTCCCAAATAGGTCTAGATTCGACTTGGCGTAGAAGCGCTCAATCATCGTGACAGACGAATCCACGTACTTGGCGACGTAGACGATTGGACTTCCCTTACGAGCCTGATTGCTGATGAACGTTCGGCGAAGATCATAGATGGTCGGGAGTTCGACTTGGCGGCACAGGCGGATACACTTCCTCACTCCTGGAAGGCCTTTTCTCTCTGGCGCTTGTTTAGAGCCCTTACAAAGGCGATCGCACGCTTCTCTCCTACATGCGGACTTCCAACCGGTTTTGAATTCAACCATGGGCTTAGAAACGTCTCTGGGAGATGGAAAAATCCAACCCGTCGTCGCCGACTTTTGTCGTTCTTTCAGCATCGCCGAAACTTCTGAGTGAAGAGGAATAGTCCGACTTCGTCGGGTCTTCGTGATGATTGCGGGAATATGAATAGAGCCGTGAGAGGCTTCATCCCAACGGATCATGTCCCATCGGTACTGAAGAGCCTCCCCCGGACGAGTTCCCTGCTTCCACATGATGTAGCCTAAGACCTCGATGTCTGGAGACGCGCGATCTAGAATTCTTTGAACAAGCTCGTCTTTAAGATACTGACCAGCATTCGTCTCAGGGTCCGGGTTCTTGAACTCTGGAAGCCTCTTAATGAACCCGTCGCGCTGTGCTTTACGCATCACCTCGTTGAGCGTCTTTCGACGGTTAAAGAACTTTTGATCTGGATTCTTTGATAGCTCCGAAGAGTAGTAACTCTCCCAAACGTCTTCAGCGACTTGATCGATAAACAAATGTCCAAAAGCCACTCTCAAGTGGTGCGCTGAGTTTTGAAAACTTCTTTTTGAGTTCTTAGAAAAGTCAGTTTCAGGGAGAGCAAGCTTTCTTGCTTCGACTTCATCTAGATACTGCTCAAACAGAGGCTGACCAACTCCTGATTCCTTTAGACCAAGCCACTTCTGATACTCACGCTGCCCGATCTCATGAGCCTTTGCTTCACTCCTGCTCTCACCAGTTGAAAACTTAAACTCTCGTCCCTTGAGCTTGGAATACTTCCGAAACACCCAGTTCTTTGAACTGGGGAGCTTATAGAGATTCGGATACTTCTTTGAGACGTACTGGGAGGGCGTCATAAGCCAGGAGTTTTCACCCTCGATCGAGATATGTAGCGATCGAGATCTTCTTTCAGGTAACGAATCGACCTGCCACCGATCTGGATATAGTCGGGGCCGCCTCGACGGCCCGCCTTTCGCCAGTCTCGCATCGTCTCAACTGAGACATGCAAATACTCAGCTGCCTCACCCTCGTCCATCAGCCGTTGCCCAAGCGTCGGCGTCATTTCTCGTTTCTCCGCTGCACTCATTTCCCCGAGCCCCCAAATACTTAGTGATCTGATTCTTCTGTCGTTCGAACTTTTGCTTGAGCTTTGAAACGTGAACCGTTCCAAATAAACTCGTTGATTAACTCTGCATGCGAAAGGATCTGAACCGTCTTCGTAAGCTTCGCAATGATTCGGCTGTCTAAATCAAATTTGTCGTGCTTCTCGACTCGCGAAATCCAAGACTGAGACACTTCAAGAATTTCAGCCATGTCGATCTGTGAGAATCCCATCTCTTCTCGAATCGTCTTCAAAAGCTGTCCGCTAGTCATTTAGTCCTCAAGCTCCTCTTTCGGAGGGTTAAACCGACGGTTGTAATTCGATTCCATGATGATTTGGATCTCGTAAGCGAGCTGTTTGTTGTCGATCAAATCCTCAGCGTAGCGCTTGAGCGTGTCCTTGAGGTTCTCGTCGTCAAGACAGTCCTCAACTAACTCCTCAGAGCGATCGTCTTCACACGGCGCAAGCCAACGAGAAGGCAGATAGTGAATGCGCTTG